TTATTCTCCGTTTTAGTTGATAAGTTGTGGGCTGACACTCCCACTCATATAGGTATAAGCCATATGTCTAGAGATATACTGCTCTACTTTCAGTAATAGTTTTATATCTTATCGGATATGTTTAATTTGGTGAATAGTTTTTCATCATATTCAGGATGCACTCATCATAACACTAACAGTAATAAAGTGAATAGAGTGATAAATGTTATAAATATTAAACCTTCTAATAATAATTTAATGTTATGTTTTAGTATTGGGTTCATGCTTTCTTAGGTCTTCCAACTGATGCTGTAATACCGTGTTCCTTTCTGAATTGTTTAATGTTTTCTTGTGATTCTAGTAATGCCATTTCAACTGATTCATCGAGTGCTGTGTTTATAATTTTGAATGATTGACGAGTAGAATGTTTAAGCCCTTCATCACCTACAAGTACGTTTACAAGTTCTGCTGAGTTTTCGATAGTTTTTCCTACTGATGCTAAAGTATTGCTGATGTTCTTCCAAAGTTTCATGTGTTTCTCCTGTTTTATTATTATTAGTATTAAGTGTTATATAACTGATTATGAAACTACACAACCAGCCCCCAGCGCGTCAGCGCAAAGCATATCTTTCTCTTAGTAATTACTATCTTATGTCTATGGTGTAGGTGTAGGCTCTTGGGTGTAGAATAAAAAGTAACAACAAACACCGAAGTGAATGTTGTTAAATTATTTACCAGTCAGTATCAATACCTGCGTCTGGGTCATATGGTGCAGATGTTGTTAACTTCAATTTACCACCGAAGTCAAATGATGCACACGCTTTCTTTAACTTAGTCTCAAGAGTACTGAAATCTTCTTGCTCTAAGTTGTTGCCTTTAGTATTGATATTAATCCTGTAAAGTTCAGGCTGTTTATCAGTACCAAGGTTGAATACTACGTTCTGGTCGTAGTCCCATGATTTAGTTCTTGCCATGTTAGTTCTCCTATGTTATGACGTTGTTGGACTCACAATTGAATCCCTTAACGCGTCAGCGTAATAGAAATAAAAAAGATAGTTAATGTTTTGGCATAGGGGGGGACATTCCAAATTTACAAGGTCGTACTGTAAGTTTACTAAGGTCATACACAAAATATAAAATATACTAATAGTGAATAGGTCATCCTGCCCCCTATTGATACGAGCATACGTCCCGCGCCCAAAGGAGCTTGCGACTGCCGGGATGTGGGTAAGTATGTGAGTATCTTATTACTAAATATATTATTTTCTTTTTAGTTAAAGTGGTGGCTCTTGCGGACTGCGTCCTAATATATATAAAGGGAAACGCTACAACCCGCATTCCTCCAAGGGAAAAGTTTTAGGAAGTATATAACTCTGGTTATATACTTTTCTATAACAATGCTGGATAAGTATATCAATTTACTAAATGAAGTTATATCTTTTATAGATGTGTGTATACTTGCTGGCTATGAGATATGACCACGAGCAAGCATGTATGGATATTAAAACAACAGATGGAAAAGATTGCATTGACTTATTACTAGCAATGCCTAAGCTTCAAGGCAGAGTGTGGAAACACCTGTTTAACTTAAAAGACTTAGATGGGCAAATAGCTACTACAAACAAAGAAGTAAGTGAAGCTCTTGGTGTGGCTGCTCCTAACATAAGCACTGCTATAAGTTGGTTAGTTGGGCATGAAGATATCCAACGAGATGGTATTCACTTTTATGTGAACCCTTACAGATGGTGGTTTGGTAATCTTGACAGGCGGCACATTGCACGGGTGTCTTGGGACAAACGTAAGAATGCTAAAGTAAATCCACAGGGAGTAAAATGCAATTAGTAAATAAAGAATTTACAAAAGACTTAACGCTTGTACAGCTACAAGCCAGTATGCCTAAGAAGTTTAGGCACAATGTAACTGAAGATATGGTTAAGTTTATTAATGCTACTGAGGGTGATGAGTTTAGAGATATCTACAAAGAAAACTTACTGGGGTTTTCAGATGTAATGCAGTTAGGTAGATATGGCATGACTGAATATCTTAATGCTGTGAAGTTTGTAAGTTATAAGCTACTGGGTGATTCTAATACTATTGCTTACGCTAAGGTGTTTCCTGACAGATATCAGAGATTGGTAGATAAGAACACTCCGATGAAGACTATCTCTAGCTTCTCAACGACTTACAACAAAGGTGCGTTAGTTCATAAGATATTAGAGCGTACATTGGTGCCTGTGCATATTCTAAATATGGATATACATCAGGAAGCTATTAATATTCAAGCTGAGCTTATGAGAGATGCCAAATCAGAGACTGTTAGACAAAAGGCAGCTGAATGCTTGATTATGCAATTAAAAGCCCCAGAAACGGCTAAGATTGAAGTTGACGTTAATTACAACAATGATTCTATTGATGAGTTGAGGGCTACGACTAGAGCTTTAGCCCAGCAACAACTTAAGTTAATTCAGAGTGGAGCTGTTACAGCTGAAGATATGGCACACTCAGATATTATTGCCAGGAAGAAAGATACTGTTGAAACTGAGTACGAAGAAGTATGATTACTGGGTTACTAGTTATGGTGGGGGTTTACTTGCTAGTGGGAAGTGTGGTATTACTAATAATGTGGAGAATAAAATGATACATTGCATGAATGATTGTTTAGGTAAGTTGAAAGCTATTAAGTTAATGGCACAGGTGGGGATGAATGAATCTAATGACTCATCTGAGAGAAATAGGTTTGAGCAGATCTCTATGGAGGTTAGCTATCTTATTGTAGAGGCTGAACAAGATGATGCTAAACGTGTTGAACATTTGAGGACGTACAGAAAATAATGGAAGGATTAGTTAAGAAGACCGTTGAAGAATGGTTAAACGATATTGACTATTCTCTAGATGCAAGTTATGTGCCTAGCGAGTTTGCATTAGAATTTGTTAGTTTTATTAAGCTAGTTAACGGTGAACGTGGTGAAGAGAATAAAACACCTGTAATTCATTACAAGATGTTAGATAACATTACTGGCAAGAGGCAGAATACCGTTAACATGTGTTCACGTGGTCTTGCTAAGACAACTATCCTGGCAGAGTATCTAATACTGTATTTAGCTGTGTATGGCTCTATTCCTGGATTTGGTGATGTAGATTATGGTTTGTATGTTTCTGACTCAATTGAGAATGGTGTCAAGAAAATGAGACTACGTTTAGAGCGTAGATGTGATAACAGCCCATTCCTTAAAGCTTATCTAGATAAATCTAAGTTTACTGACATTAGATGGTACTTTAAAAATAATCAAGGGAAAGAGCTGGTAATAACGGGTCATGGTGCTAAGACTGGTGTTCGTGGAACAGTAGAGCTGAATACTAGGCCTCAGTTAGCGATACTGGATGACTTACTCTCAGATGATGATGCCAGGTCACCTACTATTATTGAAAGTGTAGAAAATACTATTTACTCAGCTATTGACTATGCGTTGCACCCTAATAGACGTAAAGTAATCTGGTCAGGTACCCCCTTTAATGCTAAAGACCCTCTGTACAAGGCAGTAGAGTCTGGAGTGTGGTATGTTAACGTTTACCCAGTATGTGAAGAGTTTCCTGTACCTGAAAGTGACTTTAAGGGAGCTTGGGAGGACAGATTTAACTATGAGTATGTGAAGAGTCAGTATGATAAGTCTAAAGGTGCTGGTAAGTTAGACAGCTTCAACCAGGAGCTAATGCTACGTATTATGTCTGAGGAAGAACGTCTCATTAAGGATAGTGATATTACTTGGTATAAGCATTCTAATGTTAAGAATAACATGGGAGCATTTAACTTCTATATTACGACTGACTTCGCTACTAGTGAGAAAGAGTCTGCTGACTTTAGTACGATAAATGTGTGGGCTTATAATAATCAGGGTGACTGGTTATGGGTAGATGGATTCTGTAAGAAAGCTCTGATGGATAAATCTATAGATGAATTATTTAGATTAGCTCAGAAATACCGCCCACAGGAAGTAGGTGTAGAAGTGACGGGGCAGCAGGGGGGTTTTATAGCATGGATTCAGAATGAGATGATGAACCGTAATATTTACTTTACCTTATCTTCAGGCCGTGGGAAGACTACTCCTGGCATACGTCCTAATAAGGATAAGATGAGCCGATTCCAGCAAATGGCGGTACCACTATTCAAATCGGGTAAGTTATGGTTTCCTGAGGAGCTGAGGGACTCTGCTGAGTTAGCTGAGATGATGAATGAGTTACAGTTAGCCACAGTTAAAGGTTTTAAGTCTAAGCATGATGATCAGATAGATAATATCTCTATGTTAGGTGAGTTTAATGCATGGAAGCCTAGTGAGGTATCTACAGATGCTCATAATAAAGATGGGACTATGATGTGGGATGATGAAGAACCTGAGGAAGCGGGTGAAAGTTCATATTTTGTATA